AACTAATTAATTAATTAAATAAAATAGAAAGAACTAATTAATTAAAAATAGAAACTAAAAAGAAACTAATTAATTAAAATAAAATAAAAAGAAATTAAAAATAGAAAGAACTAACAAAATCAAAAAATGAAGCTACTTACTTTAATAAAAAAAACGAAGATAGTTACTTGAAATAAAAATATTTTTTGGTCAAATTATTTGCTCAGAAAAAAAATGTTGCAACTTTTTGGTCAAATTATTTGCTCAGCAAAAAAATGGTACAAATATTGGTGAAATATTTTGCTCAGCAAAAAAATGTTACATTTTTTTGGTCAAAATATTTGCTCAGCAAAAAAAAGTTACAAATATTGGTCAAATTATTTGCTCAACAAAACAATATAAAGAAATATTCATATTTTATTTATATATATGAGTACAAAAACTACAAAAAAATCAGAACTAATAATAACTAATAAAAAAATTTTAGATTTTTATTCAAAGAATCCGCAATTAGATTTTGAAATAATGAATTTAATTTTTGTTGACTTTTTAGAAAAAATTATGACTGATATAAATGGAACAATTAATAATGTAATAACAAATGATATTTTAGCTAATGTTAAAGATATGTCTAAAGAAATCGCTTCCTTAAAATCAATTCAAATTACTTCTATTTCACAATTTCAAAATGAATTATTAACAAATGTTAAAGACATGTCTAAAGAAATTACATTTTTAAGATCAATACAAACTAATTCCACATCACAATTTCAAAATGAATTATTAAATGTAAAAGAATCAGTTAATAAATTGAATTCTGAAATATCTAATAATATTTTATCAAAAATAAATGATATTAAAAAAGATTATGTTGAAGATTTAAAATCAATTATTAATTCAAATGAAAAAACAAATGTATTAAAAATTATAGAAATTATGGATAAACAAAATGATATATTATTAACTAAAACAATTAACTTTATTAATGATGTTTTACCTAAAAGCCAAATTCAATATTATAATCAATTGGAAACAATTATCAAAACTTTTAGAGAAGAAACAAATAAAAATATTATTGATTTAAAAAATAATAAAGCTGATATTAATATTGATAAAATTGCTGAAATTTTTGAACAAAAACAAAATAATTTTATTACTAGTGTTCAACAACCATTATTAAATTATATTTCATTAAGTGAAGAACGTGTTAATAATGAAAAAACAAATGTATTAAAAATTATAGATGTTATGGAAAAACAAAATGATATTCTATTAACTAAAACAATTAACTTTATTAATGATGTTTTACCTAAAAGCCAAATTCAATATTATAATCAATTGGAAACAATTATTAAAAATTTTAGAGAAGAAACAAATAAAAATATTGTTGATTTAAAAAATAATAAAGCTGAATTAAATATCGATAAAATAGGAGAAATATTTGAACAAAAACAAAATCAATTTATTAATAGTGTTCAACAACCGCTTTTAAATTATATTACATCTAGTGAAGAAAGAGTTACTCATAATATTAGAACATTATCTGATAATTCAAAAACAAATTATGATTTACAAGATAAAGTAAATGATGAATTATTAGATTTTTTAAAAAAAAATAATTCTGTTGTTTCAGTAACTATTGGTGAAAATGGTGAAAAAAGATTATATAATTTATTAACAAAATTGTATCCAAATGGAGAAATTATTAATTGTTCTAATTTAGCTAAACATGGAGATATTATAATGAAAAGAAATCTAAAAAAATCTATTTTATTTGAAAATAAACATCATTCATCAAATGTTCCTAAAGATGAAGTTTTAAAATTTATTAGAGATTGTGATGAACAAAATATTAGCGGATTATTATTATCACATAATACAGGTATATCAAATAAAAATAATTTTCAAATTGATATACAAAATAATAATGTTTTAGTATATATTCATAATTGTAATTATGATGAATACAAAATTCAAACATGTGTTTCATTAATTGACCATTTAACGGATATTTTATCCCAAATTAAAAATGAAACTAATAATAATATATTATCAGATGAAATATTAATTGAAATTAATCAAGAATTTCAAACTTTTTTAAATCAAAAAGAAACACTTATTAATTTTATTAAGGAATCTAATAAAAAAATTATTAGTCAAATTACAGATATTGAATTACCTTCTTTACATAAATTATTAGCGTCTAAATTTGCTTCAACAAAAACTTTAAATTTAAAATGTGATAGATGTAATAAATTTACTGGAATTAATTCTAAATCTTTAGCTTCTCATAAAAATAAGTGTTTGCGAAATGAAAACAATGATGAAATATCTAAAATAGATGAAAATATAACACCTATTGAAGACATAACACCTATTGAAGATAATAATATCCCAAATGTTCAAGATAATAATACTAAAACAAAAGATAAAAAGAAGAAAGATAAAAAAAAATTAGATATATAAATTATATTTTTAATAATTATTAATATTATTATTAAAAATTATACAATAAAACAAAACGGTGCAATTTTGCGGCAACTATTTAATGGAAGCGAATGCTGAATAAAGCAAAACGTAGCAATTTTGCGGCAACTATATAATGGAAGCGAATGCTGAATAAAGCAAAACGGTGCAATTTTGCGGCAACTATATAATGGAAGCGAATGCTGAATAAAGCAAAAAGGTGCAATTTTGCGGCAACTATTTAATGGAAGCGAATGCTGAATAAAGCAAAACGTAGCAATTTTGCGGCAACTATTTAATGGAAGCGAATGCTGAATAAAACAAAACGGTGCAATTTTGCGGCAACTAGTTGAGTGTATCCTGAAAGGACCAAAAATCTATTCAAGCGTATGCTCAAATATGAATGTATACCATTAGGTTTATATACCTAAATAATTGGTTAAGAAATATTAAACTAACTCAAACATCACTTTCTTTATTAATTTTCGTGGAAATATAAAAAGCGAGTGATGTGATACAATGAAATAAGTGATTTAATACCCGGAAGGGAAAAAAATCTATTCAAGCGACTGCTCAAACATAAATGTATACCATTACGTTCCTATAAATTTTTTATTATCCGCATAACAGAAGTCATATTAAAAATATCATAAAATTTTTTGAATTTCCTTAATACCTTTCTTAGTTAATTCAATTATCATATAATGAATAAGAGTGTTAAATAAGTAAATATTGTAATTTATTGAGACAATATAATGTTAAAGCAAAAGTGTGTTATAAAGCGTCTAGTATATTATTAAATGTTACCCAGAAACGGTCCAAAAATATATTCAAGCGAATCCTCAAACATTCATTTCTTTATCATCTATTTTTATCATTTCTGATTCATTACTTTTAATCTTTTCCAAGTTATTATACAAAATTAATTTTATTTCTTCTTTCTTAATACCTTTCAAAGAATCTTCTTCATTACTCATTCTTTCAATGAATTTTTTTATTTGTTCTACTTTTTTTGGTTCAAACTTAGTTTGATATTCTTCAAAAAATTTTTCTATATCATAAACTCTAGAATCAACTAAATCATTTAATAATTCATTTTTATTAACAGCAATAAAACTATTTGCTTTTTCATCAAATTTATACGCAATTGTATTTTGTAAATTAGTTATACAAACATTCATAAATTGTTTATATTTACCAGAAGCGTGAACAAGTTCTATTAAATCATTGAGACCCATAGCTTGACGATTTAATATTCCTATTTTTTCTTTATTACTTAATATTTCACTTAAGTTTTCACGACCTAATTGAACAATTATATTATTATTTATAATACCATTGTTTGTATTGTTTAATTGTTTATTTATTTTGGTTAGTGTTTTCGGATGTATTTTTAATGCTTTCTGTAACATATCTTTTAACTTTTCCATTTCTTTTTTCATTTCAATATTTTCTTTCATAACAATATCTATTTTATCTTCTTTTATATTATTGCAAGTTTTTTCGTGTATCCATTTACCTTGTCTGGATTTAAATATTTTTTTACAATTTATACAAGAATAAGTAACAGTTTCAATAATATCCACTTTTTTTATTGACATTTTTTTAACATCAATTTGACTTTTTTTAACATTTTCGTTACATTCTGATTTATGAAATTTTGCATTGTGATTCCATAGGCTTTTGTACGAAGCATAATTTTTATTACATTTCAAACATTTATGTTCCATTACACTTTTCAAATGTATATATTATATAATATATTTTATTCTTATATATTTTTTATTTATATACATTTTAATGGATATCCACTTTTGTCGGGAGAGAGAGAGATAGAAAATTAATAAAAGTATTTGAAATTTATTTTTATATTTCAAATAGTTTTATTTAATATTATTAACTGAAAAATCAAAACCTAAATGTCTACCATCACTAAAATCAAAATGTACATCTTTTGTATTAGTTATTAATTTATTCTCTTTTTGAATTTCATTATCTTTTATATCATTATTATTTTCTTTTGTAATAATTTCTTTTGTATTATCATTAATTTCTACAGTATTATTAATTTCTTTTGTATCATCATTAATTTCTTTACTATCACTTTCTATATTATTTGAATTTAATTTTAATATTAAAATTGGCATAATTTTTAACGGCATTCTAATTGGCCAAAATAATGATAATAATAAATTATCAAACCAATTCTTTTGAACACCATTAATAACTGCTTCCATATCACTACTAAATTTATTTTTATTTTCTTTATAATCATTTAACTTTTCTATGCCATTCCAATAAATTGTAAATATGTTATGAGATAATATTCCGCCTAAATAAATACCAATTAATAAATTAGTTTTTTTTGTTTGAAACAAACTATTCATTAATTAAACTAATAATATTTTTATAAATCAATTTATTGTTTATAATAACAAAAAATGGATTCAAGCGAATGCTCAAACATCAATTTCTTTATCATCTATTTTTATCATATCTGTTTCATTACTTTTAATTTTTTCCAAATTATTATACAAAATTAATTTAATTTCTTCCTTCTTTATACCTTTTAAAGGATCATCTTCATTACCCATTCTTTCAATGAATTTTTTTATTTGTTCTACTTTTTTAGGCTCAAATTTAGTTTGATATTCATCAAAAAACTTTTCTATATCATATACTCTTGAATCAACCAAATCATTTAATAGTTCATTTTTATTTACTGCTATAAAGTTATTTGCTTTTTCGTCATATTTATATGCAATTGTATTTTGTAAATTTGTTATACAAACATTCATAAATTGTTTATATTTACCAGATGTATGTATAAGTTCTATTAAATCATTAAGACCCATAGCTTGACGATTTAATATTCCCAATTTTTCTTTACTAGATAATATATCGCTTAAATTTTCACGTCCTAATTGAACATATATATTATTGTTTATAATACCATTATTATTATTATTTAATTGTTTATTTATTTTGGTTAATGTTTTAGGGTGTATTTTTAATGATTTTTGTAAAAGTTCTTTTAACTTTTCCATTTCTTTTTTAGATTCAATTTTATATTTTTCAAATTCTTTTTTCATTTCTAAATTTTCTTTTAATACTTCATTTATATTATTGTTTAATATTTTATCTTCAAACATATCACATGTTCTTTCGTGTCGCCATCTATTCTGTTTAAATGTAAAATGTTTATTACATTTTTTACATATAAGACCATCCACTTTTAATGATGACTTTTGATTATTATCATGATTACCGTAATCCGCCTGATGATTATTAGTTTGATTACTTTCCACTTTATGAAATTTACTGTTGTGATTCCATAGACTTTTATACGATGCATAATTCTTTTTACATTCCAAACATTTATATTCCATTACACTTTTTAATGTATATATTATATATTATATTTTATTCTTATATATTTTTTTATTTATACATTTTAATGTATATCCATTTTTTCATGGGAGAGAGAGATATAGAAAAAATAAAAGTATTTTGAATTTATTTTTATATTTAATATAGTTTATTTATATTCATTTTTTTTCTAATTATATTTAATGAGTGAAATAAATTAAATTACGGTGCTGTGTATGATTTCATCCAGCCATCAGAATGTTTATTAATCCATTTCTTGACTGAAATATTATCAGGCACCTCTTTAGCAAGAAGAGTTATAATTATACTAAAAATAAATGCATCCCAATTATTATTTTTCGATTTATAATATTCTTCAATATTCCATATAATATTATCATTATTTGTTGAATTTATAATTCTTCTAATTTCTAAGAAATCAGAATCTTCCCTAGTCAATTCTATGAGCTGTTGAATACGTGACGTCATGGTAGAAGGAACTTCTAGTGTTCCACCATATGCAACATATTCTTCTATCCAAGTTGTTGGTGTATCATATAATTCTGGTGCAACATAACCTTCATTTTTAAACTTTCTTTTATTATCTGTAATAAATACTGATTGTTTGTCTTTTAGTGACTTGGATAATGATATAATTTCATTAGGATTAGACATACAATATTTTACATACATTATAATAAAAAAAAAATTCAATTTTTTTTATTATATTTTTAAAAATTGAAAAAATTATAGTTTACTGATAATATAAAAAACATAATGTCTATCAATACTCAAACATACATATACAAATGGATTAACCCAAATACTAATAAGGAAGAAATTCTTGGAAAGTTGATTGATTATAAATCAATAAGCCAAAATGGACACGGTGGAAGATTTCAGTATACTTTCAACTCTAGTAATTCAATCATTGAATTTAAAACTTCTACTTGTGAAGTATATTATAATGATAACAATCATTTGATTATAAATGGCTATGTGGGAATGGGAATGAACAATCAGACTGGTATGTATACTATCAAAAAGTCTTAATTTTGTTTAAAAATTGATTTAAATATAATTTAATTATCTTAAATTATTATATGTTATCTGATTTTAAAATGGGATCATTTTTTGTTGGTTTAATTTCTGGTTCAATACAAACATTAGTTGGTCATCCATTAGATACAATAAAAGTTTTATTGCAAAATAATCAAAAAATTAATTTCAAACAATTAAATAATTTTAAATTATTTAATGGAATAACACCTGTTCTTGTTACTAATTCATTTTTAACAGGAACACAATTTTATTTGTACGAAAAATATTCACCAATAACATTAGGGTTTGTATCAGCACTTTTAACTACACCGATTGAATATTATAAAATCCAGAAACAAATTTTTGGTAAATATCCGAAAACTATTCCAAGGGGTTTTGGAATAACTATCCTTCGTGAAACAATAGCATTAAATTGTTATTTCAATTTATATCATTATTTAGAAAAACCAATTGGTGTTTTTATGTCTGGTGGAGTTGCTGGAAGTATGTCTTGGTTATTAACTTATCAAATTGATACTATTAAAACTAGAATACAATCAGGTGATACTTTTAATCAAGCACTTGTAAAAAAAAATTTTAATAAGGGAATATTATTTTGTTTATTAAGAGGTTTTATAGTTAATGGTTGTGGATTTTTTGGTGCATCATATTTTTCAAAATTATAATCGACTTAAAAGAAATTATTTTATTAATATTATATGCCAGACGTTGAAAAAGTCAAAAACAATATTAATAAAATAATTAGTTTTAATAAAGATGTTTTAAATCAAGCGAATATGAAATTAGAAAATGCATATGCCCTATTATCTCAAAGTGATAACCAAGATCTAGGTTTACAAATAGGTATTAATTTAATGGGTGGATTATTTTGGGCATTAGGTTCATTAATGGGACCACTTGGTTCTATACCTGCTAATTTTTTATCTGGTGTAGTTAGTAATTATGCAACATCTCAACCACCTTCATTAAATACAGTTTTCTCTAGTATTTTAACTAGATTACAAACAACGATTAATCAAGTTAATGATGATTTAGCTATATATTATCAAGACCCAATAAAATATTGGGACCAAACTTGTGGTGGTTCATTTAAAACACCATTTGGTAGTTATAATGCTAGTGGAAAATTAGGAGATTTAGAAAAAATAGATTTTCCTGATCAAACAAATCCTGAATATTATGATATATTAAAAGGGTGTATTAAAGCTTTAGATCAAACAATGTGGCAAATTTTATTACAAAAATTTGTAATCACTCATTATGAAGAATCAAGACCAGTTATGTGGAATTTTCCTTGTGACCCTAACCAAGAAGATAATCAATTTTTACCTCATCAAAAATCTTATTATCATACTTGGAAATATGAAGAAGATAAAGATTGTCATGGAAATTTAATCCAGTATTACGATAGAGAAGAATTTAATATTGGTACAGGAGCTTCAACTTGGTCCGATGGAGCTTTGAATGATTCTGCTTGCAATTATTTATTTCATAATTATAGTAGCGATATTGCTAATCCAGATGGATTATTTGAAAGGTCATTTGTTTTTGGTAGTTTAGGTATTCCGACAGCAACCCAGTATATAAATAATGGTGGAAGACTTGGAAATAAAAGACCTATTACAGATTCAATTTTAAAGGCATTTTCAAAAATGTGTTTATGTTGTAGAATAAGAAAATCAAATATATCTAAAGAAAAAATAAAAGTATTATCCTCGACAAAACAATAAATAATATTAATTTTTAAACATCAATTTCTTTATCTTCTATTTTTATAGTATCTGTTTCATTACTTTTAATCTTATCCAAATTATTGTATAAAATTAATTTGATTTCTTCTTTTTTAATACCTTTCAAAGGGTCATCTTCATTACCCATCCTTTCTATGAATTTTTTTATTTGTTCTACCTTTTTTGCATCAAATTTAGTTTGATATTCGTCAAAAAACTTTTCTATATCATAAACACGTGAATCAACTAAATCATTTAATAATTCATTTTTATTTACTGCAATAAAATTATTAGCTTTTTCGTCAAATTTATATGCAATTGTATTTTGTAAGTTTGTTATACAAACATTCATAAATTTTTTATATTTACCTGATGTATGAACAAGTTCTATTAAATCATTAAGACCCATAGCTTGACGATTTAATATTCCTATTTTTTCTTTGCTTGACAGAATGTCAGATAAATTTTCACGTCCAAGTTGAACATAAATATTATTAACATTATTATTTAATGTATTATTATTTAATTGTTTATTTATTTTTGTTAATGTTTTAGGATGTATTTTTAATGCTTTTTGTAACATTTCTTTTAACTTTTCTATTTCTTTTTGTGATTTTATTTCATTTTCTTCTATTTGTTTTTTCATTAAAATATTTTCTTTCAATACTAAATCTATTTTTTCATTTGTAATTGTTTGAATAGTACAAGATTTTTCGTGTCTCCATCTATTTTGTTTAAATGTAAATTTCTTACTACAAATTTTACAAGTTAATACATCTAAAGTACCTGGTAATGATTTTTGATTACTTATATGATTACTTGTATCATCTTTTAAATCATTATTTTGATTATTCTGTGGTTTATGGTATATATAGTTGTGTTTCCATAGACTTTTATAACTTTTATATTTCTTTTCACATATAGAACAATAATATTCCATCTACTATTTTTAAGTATATACTATATATTATATTTTATTCTTATATACTTTTTTTATTATCTACTAAAGTAGATATCTACTTTTCATGGGAGAGAGAGATATAGAAAAAAATAAAAGTATTCAAAATTAATTTATATATTCTAAAAAGTTTGTATAACAATAAAATTGATTTATTTATTATTTACATTAAATAAATTAATTTAATGACAATAATATATTATGATTGTTATCCGATTAATCATACATATGCAAAAAGTTTTGCTGGTTTTGATTTAGATTCAACATTAATTAAAACAAAGTCTGGTAAAACATTTCCAATAAATAATACAGATTGGACACTTTTATTTGATTCAATTTCTGATAAACTTAAAAGTATTAAAAATCAAACAATAATAATCTTTTCCAATCAAATGGGTGTTTCTAAAGGACATACAACTGAAAAAGAAATATTAGAAAAAATAAAAGATATTCAAAAGAAATTAAATATTTCTTTTATATTTTTAGCTAGTAAAGAAGATGATATATATAGAAAACCAAGAATTGGTATGCTAGATTATATTGAAAATATATTGCATTTTAAATTTGAAAAAAAATTATCTTTTTACGTTGGTGATATGGCTGGTCGGAAGAAAGATAAAACGGATAGTGATAGAAAATTTGCATTAAATATAGGTGTTAAGTTTTATACTCCAGAAGAATATTTTTTAGGTAATAAAGCCGAAGAATATACATTAGAAGGTTATCAATTAGATAATAAACATAAAGGAACTGAAATAGATACTACTGTAAAAAAAGAATTAGTTATGATATCTGGTTTACCTGGTTCTGGAAAATCATATTTAGCTAAAAAGTTTAAATCATATAAATTTTTTAGTCGAGATGAAAATGGTTCTAAATATATAAAGTTATTAGAAACTAGTATAAAAAATAATGAACCAGTTGTTGTTGAAGGTTTATTTCAAGATAATGAAGCTAGAAATAAAATTTTAGAATTAGTTAAAAATACCGATTATACTAAACGTTTGATACAGATGGAAACAAATGTAGATTTAGCATATCATTTAAATTTATATAGGAGTTTATACGAAGGTAAAAATAAAATACCAATGATTGTTTATCATAAATATAAGAAAAATTATGAAAAACCTAATAGTAAAGATTGGACATCTATAGAATTATATCATCCAAAAATTACAAAAGAACATAATACATTTTATTTATCTTAAAAAAAAATCTAATCTATTTTATATGTCAACAAAACAAAATTTAGTTTTTATTACAGGTAATGTTAATAAATTAAAAGAAGTAAGAGAAATCCTAGGTGATGATTTTGCTGTAGTTAATGTTAATGTAGATTTACAAGAGATTCAAAGTACTAATGTTAAAGAAGTTATTGAAGAAAAGATAAAAGAAGCTAATATTATATTACGTAGAAAAGAAACAATGAATAAAATTAAAGAAGAATTTAAAAAATTAAATATTACTGTAAATAATTTTGATGATTTTACAGTTGTTTGTGAAGATACCGGTTTTCATATTGACTCAATGAATATTGGTGAGAAAGCAGAAAAAGAATTAACTAAAATGTTTCCTGGTGCATTAATTAAATTTTATTTACAAGCATTGGGTGCAAAAGGTATTATTGATAAAAATAAAGGTTCGAATGCAAGATTATCTTGTTATATAGGTGTTATTAAAAATGGACAAATAGTAGAACCCGTTGAAGCTATTGTTGAAGGAAAAGTAGCTGAAATATTTTCAGATGGTGGATTCGGTTTTGATCCTTGTTTTGTACCAAATTTAAGTTCAGATTCTTCAAATGATAAATATAGAGGAAAATCATATGCAGAATTACCTGGTGAAATTAAAAATCAAGTATCTCATAGAGGATTAGCATTTAGTAATTTAAAGAACATGTTAATATCTAAAAAAGGTGGTAATTTAAAGAAAAGGGGTGGTGGCTTATATGATTCCAATAATTTCAAAGAAAAATATTTGAAATATAAATCAAAATATTTAGAACTTATAAATAAAATGAGAGGACCCTATTGACTGTTATTAGAATTTAACTTAAAGATGAAGGAAATGAAGTTCAAGCTTCTAATTTAACTAAATACATTTCACATACAACATCATTAATTTTTACATTTTCATGATAATCATATTTTGATTCATCATTTTTGATAACCTCGACTGGAACACGAGTAGTTTTCATAATATATTCCATATGTTTCAATATAATATTTTGAAACTCATTTTCTTTAATACACAATCTTAATGAATCAATTACCCGAAACCCTCCATTTTTCCGCATACGCTGAAACATAGATGCAATTGTTTTTGCTACAAATAGTTCTTCTGTAGTTTCATCAGTTTGAATATTTAACTTAATTTTAATTTTTAGTTCACTGTCTTCTAAAAGTTTAAATCCATCTTCTTTATCTACTACTTTTTGTTCAACAGTAACAAGACTTTTGTCAATTGAATAATCAACATTAAATTTCCATTTAATGACATTTCCATTATAAATATCTTCTAATTGAGATTGACTTAGGTCTGAAATGAACTTTTTAAAATCATTAATCTTTGTAGTAAATAATCTTCCTGCTGTTTTATTATTATCAACAGTAAATTTAACTTCATATTTATATTCATACATAGTTGGTACCCATTTTTCCCATGATACTTCTAAAATATTACCTTCAGAAGCAATATAGTTTTCTACTTTATTTAGAAGTTTTAGAGTTGTTTCTTCACCATAAACAATAATTTGTTTAAGTGGTTTCTTTTGTTGAATTTTATTACTATTTCTGATTGAAAGGACCATATCTGTTACTTTTAACATAGAATCAATCATATTGATATCTTCGTCATTAATATTATATTGTTCAATTGGATAATCATTAATATTCATTAGATGGATTGATTCTTTTGTCTTATTTCCAATGCTTTGATAAATGTTTTCACATAAAAATGGGAGAATTGGACTCAAATAAACTGCTAGAATATTTAAAACTTTTTTCAGAGTACTTAATGCTTTTTGACATTTGTTGTCATTATCATCATCTTTTCCTTTTAGAATATCTCTATTCAAACGGATATAATTATTATTTAGATTATTGATAAATCTTACAAGGTGTTCATCAATAGGATTAATTTTGTACGAATCAAGATACATCGAATACTTAGAAATAAAATTATAAGTTTCTTTAAGAATCCATTTATCAAAAGGTAAATCTGAATTAACTTCAATGAATTCTTTATTCTTACAATATAGTGTATGATATTCTTGAAAGAATGCCAAACTATTTGTAAGAGGGATTGTAATTTTTTGTGGGACTTCTTTCACATCATTATCTTTAAATCTCAAGTCGTCGCCCATTGATGCAGGGCTCATAATTAAATAATATCGCAAAGCATCCGCACCATACAAATTAACAATTTCAACTGGGTCAGGATAATTGTTCAAGTTCTTACTCATTTTCTTACCATCAGTAGCAAGTACCAATCCATTTACAATTACATTTTTATAAGGAGCTTGGTCGTCAAGAATTGTCCCGATTACAAGCAGTTTGTTAAACCATCCTCTTGTTTGGTCAATACCTTCGGCAATAAAATCTGCAGGACCATTTGAATCAGGAGACGCATATGGTACACATCCAGATTCAAACCAACAATCAAGTACAGTATCGACACGAGTATAATTTTTTCCATTCTTGTTAATAATTAATTGGTCGACATTATGACGATGTAAATCTGTTACAACAGTACCAGTTAATTCTTCTAAATGTTGTTTAGAAGAAACTACAATGATATCACCGTCTTCAGACCGCCAAATGGGAATAGGACATCCCCAATAACGATTTCTACTTAGACACCAATCAGGTGAATCAGCTATAAGATTATTAAAACGTGTTTTTCCAACGTGTTCGGGTACCCAATTAATATTTTTATTAATATCTACCATACGTTTTTTAATTGGTTCTACATTTAAAAACCAACATTTTACAGCCATATAAATTAGTGGTGTATTAGAACGATAACAAAAAGGATAATTATGTTTATAATCAAAACTTATAATAGATGTATTATTATTCTGTAAATCTCTAGCTACTTTTTTGTTGATTTCATTAACTGGCAAATTAGTATAAGGACCACAATTGATACCATTGCCATTTTCATCAATATGCATAAATAATGAACTTAATTCTTTGGTAATCAGAGAATTTTCAATACATACACGATAATCGTCGGCACCAAATGCAGGAGCAATATGAACAATACCCGTACCATCACTATCAGTCACAAAATCATCACCAATTACTTTAAATTCAGATTTATTAACAAAATTAAATGGTGGTGTATAAGAAGTACCAATTAATTTTTCACCCAAAAATTCAGCAAATATCTTTGGGTCAACAGTCATTTTAAGTTTATCCCGAATAAAGTCAATTCTATTCTTAGCAACATAATAAAGTTCATCATTAATTAGTAATGCACAATATGTAATATTCTTGTTAACACATAAAGTATAATGTGAAGGCAATGTCCACGGTGTTGTAGTCCAAGCTAAAATATATTCATTATGATCTGAGTTATTAATTTTAAACTTGACAATCATAGTTTTGGAATTAATCTCTTGATAATTTTCACCTGCTTCCGAACTAGAAATAGGTGTTTTTAGTGCAATAGAATAAGGCATAACTTTAACACCTTCATAAATCATATTTTTTTCATAAATCCTAGAAAATACATTCCAAACTTTGGACATATATTCAACATCCATAGTTTTATAGTCATCCTCAAAATCAACCCATCTTCCAAGACGTCCCATAATTGTTTTCCATTGACTTGCACAAGTCATTACAATTTTACGACATTCTTCATTATAATTACCAATACCAAATTTAAGAATATCGTTTTTATTTTCAAATTTATATTCTTTATCGACTTTATGTTCAATTGGAAGTCCGTGAGTATCCCAACCAGCACGTCGTGGTACATAGTGTCCTTTAATTGTTGCCCATCTTCCAATTGTATCTTTAATTAAACCTGCTAAAATATGACCATAATGAGGTAGTCCTGTTGCAAAAGGAGGACCGTCATAAAATACAAATTTTTTATTAGTACAATTATTATCGATTGATTTTTGAAAAATTTTATTTTCTTCCCAGAATTTAGTTGTAATTTCTTCTGTAGAAATAGTATAGTATTTTTTACCAATAACTTCCATTAACATATTTATAAAATTTAATATATTAATTATTATTCAATTTTTTTGTATTATATATTATGGGAAACCCAAAATTAATTTACTTACGTTCCGAATTAAATTCTAATGAATATAGATGTCCGATTACACCTCAAGATGTTAATAAATTGATTACAGCGGGATTCATAATTTATGTAGAATTATCTAATAATAGAATATTTAATAATGTAGAATATATGAAAGCAGGTGCAATTATCACAACTGAACCATGGTATGTTCAAAAATTTAAGTCTGGTTTAATTATTGGATTAAAAGATATACCTAATTTAGAAAAATTATTAAACCACACGCATATATATTTTTCACATACTTTTAAAAACCAAAAAAATTCAGAATTAATTTTAAAAGAGTTCAAATTAAGTAATAGTATTATTTATGATTTTGAATATCTATTAGATGATAATAATAAAAGATTAATAGCATTTGGTTATTATGCTGGTCTTGTTGGTTGTTGTTTAGGTTTAATGCAATATTATACAAAAAGGAAAACAAATAATAACATTAAAGATTTGAAACCATTTGAATCAAAAACCGAATTAATTAATCAAGTAATTATTTGTAAAAAATTTGCACCACTTACAAATTTAAAAATATTAGTAATAGGACCGAATGGTAGATGTGGAAAAGGTGTAATTGATACATTAGATAGTTTAAATATTAATTATATAACTTTAAATAAAGAAGAAGATAAGAAAAAATTAGAAGATTTTGATATTATTTATAATTGTATTGTATTAAATAAATCATTAAATGAAGTATGGTTGGACAAAAATACTAATTTTAATAAACAAATAACTATTGTTGATATAAGTTGTGATTATAATAGTGTAAACAATCCAATAAAACTTTATAATGAGGCAACTACTTGGAAAGAACCAGTATTTTCTCATAATAAATATGTAGATATAATAGGTATTAACAATTTACCATCATTATTACCAAAAGATAGTTCGGAAGAATTTTCTGAAATATTAATAAAGTTATTATTAAACTTTAATGATAAAACTTGGGATAAATGTAAGAATATATATGAAGGAATAATTAACAATATATAATTTATTTTGCAAAAAAAATAATAAAATAATTGATAAAATATTTTATTATAAAATATTTTATATAATAATGGAAGAATTGATTAATTCACTGTCTAAATTATCTGTTGATAAAGATGATGATATTGATTTATTGTGTCAAAGTTTATGCAAAGTTAAAATAGAAGATATTAAAGAAGTACCAGAAGAAGCAAAGAAAATATTGTTTAATTTCTTTTCAATTTTATCAAAGAAGGGCAGATGCACTGTTAATACGGATATAATAATAAATAAATTAATTTATTAAAATTGGTTCATTTTCATACTGCTTTGTGCCAAATTTAAGTTTACTTAAATTTGAAATAAAACGGCACTGTCTGTACATATTTATTTTAAAAAATTGAAATTAAAATAAATTATAATGTTAATTCATATTTTAATGAGCTTAAAATCACTAATTTCCAGCTTTGATAAAATGAAAGTGAAAGATGCTATTATCATTACTGGAATTAATGATGAAGCTAGTAAATGCAAGAATAAATCTTGTAATAAAAAATGTGGTCTCCTACACTCAGGAGAAATTAAAGAATGTATTAAATATTATAATCTAACAAAAGATATAGCAAGTACATTATATCATAGTAAAAAGCTTAAAATATATGCATTAGCTACAGATATCTTGATAAATAAGAATGAAAAAAATTTTAACGGTGCTGGTGTATTATTAATTAGTGGAGAATATATTATATTATTTAAATCAACTAACCTTTTATTGAAAGGTTATAATGTTGGAAATTATTATTGTGCAATTGGGTGTGGACGAATTGATAAGGATGAAACTTTACAAATGACAGCATCTCGAGAACTTTATGAAGAGAGTTGTAAAACTTTTTTAGTATCTAAAGATACTTTTGATAGAAAGGCTGATGTATTTTTTGATATTAAAAATAACCGTGATGATTATTATTTTCGATGCTTCATTATTGAAATACCGAATGTAATAAGTATAATTAAAGATAATTATATTAACAATCAAAAAATGATTGATAAAACTGAAATTAAAAATATGCCTTATTGTGAAACAGATCAAATTGTAATTATTAAAATAAGTAATATTATGAGCAAGATTAAAGATTTTACTTATGAATGTTTAAAACCAGAAGTTTGTAAAGACATTGATGGTAATAATAGAATTATAAATCTTAAAAGTTTACAAGTAATTTATAGGTATGTTAATGAATTGAAAGAGTCTATTAAAATAGATAAAATTGATATTACTTCTGAAAATAAAATTAATACTATTAATTTTTAACATTTTGAATAAATATACTCATAATGGTCTTTATAAAATTGTTTATTTAACTCATATATTTTATTATAATCGTTAATGTCCATTGATTTTTTTAAATTATTTAATTCTATTTCAATTAAGTATGTACACCCAGTTAAAAATACTTTAAATGATGAATTAAGACTTAATCTATTCTCTGGTGATATTAGACTATTAACAATTGATTCATATTTGATGTATTGTGCATTATTTATTTTATCAAAACCTAATTTATTTAAATTTTTAATTCTTTCAATAATCATTTGATTATCGTCGCAATCTTTAATTTTAAGATATTTTTCTTGACATAAAATCATACTATATACGTTTAATAAAATATAACTTTCTTTCGTTAATTTATTTTTTTCTAAAATATCAAATATTTCCGTTACAGGTTGATATAAATTATAACAAGGAGGATATTTTTCAAAATTATTATTTCCTCTATAATTTTCTAAATTATGAATAAAATTTTCTTTAAAATAATTAGTATAACATAAATAACTAATTACTATTGTAATAAAAAATAATAAAATTATTCTTTTCATTATAATATTATATTAAATTATTTAAATTTTTCGAATTAAATATAACCATTCCTAAAAAAATTTTGTCATGTATATATATTAGATAGATGAGTAAAATAATTATATTTATTTCAATAGTATTATTATTATTATTTATTAATAATTTAAAAAAAAATATCGATTTGAAAGAAACTTTTGAAAGTAAAAATGAAAATAAAAAATATATTTTACCAAAAGTTATCTATGGTTTTTGGGATGATTTAGATACTAATCCAATAATTCAAAGCCATATACGTAATTGGAGAAAAAAATTTTCTCCTGATTGGGAAATTATTATTTTAAATAAAGATAATGTATACAAGCATGTTGATTTAGATTTTTTAAATAAATTTGGAACAGGTAAAATAGATGCAACAAGATTTGCTGATTTTTTGAGAGTAGATTTATTAAAGAACAAAGGTGGTTGTTGGATTGATGCATCAATCTTTATTTTAGATGGTAAATTTTTGGATGATTATTATAATGAAATGCTTATGAATAAATACGATGCTTGTTTTTATGAATATAAGGAAAATACAATTTTACCTTCTCAACCCCATATAGATAATTGGTTTATGATGGCTCCCAAAGGTAGTAAAATTATTTCTGATCTTTATTATGAATTTGAACGTGCATTTGAAATGGATTTTTTAAAATATAAATTCGATATATTATTACCAAGTGGTATTTTAATGGATAGAACAGTTGGTTATGGTGAAAGTACTTATTTATTACAACACGCTATATTTCATTATTTATACAAAAAGGGAAATACATATAATATTGTATTAAAAGATGCAACAGAAAGTATGTATAAAATCCAATCTATTTTTGCTTGGGACAATGAAAAAGTTATAGAGTATGTTTTATTAAATGAAGATTGGAAAGGATATTATGGAATTAAATTAACTAAATCTAATAGATCAGAAATTAAAAATGTAGAAGATTATATAAAAACTATTGATAAATTTTAAACATTGATAGTATATATTTAAACAATTTAACGAATTAAATTGTTTAAAAAATTTTATATATGTTTATATAATATGAAAAACCATAATAATATTTATAAAATAATTGAAAATGATTTACTAATAAAAGATAATGAAAATTTAACTTCAGTAAAATTTCCAATATTTGATAATAATATATTATTATCTATTCAAAAAAAGAATCAAAATATAAATAAAATAAATTTAATATCAAATATAGAAAATTTTGAAGACATTCAAGATATTAAATATAATAATGAGGTTAATTTACCAATATTTAATATTGCCAATATTTTAAATATGGAACAAATAAATAAACGTAAGTTATTAAACAATAAATTACCTATTATAAAAAAAAGATTAATTGAAAAATTTGAAGAGGATTCATTAATATATTCTCCTTTATTAACTTCGAATAAAAAACAAGTTACATTAATAAATGGAGGTGCTTTTGTTGATGGTAGTAATATTTCTAGTAAAGGATGTATTTATTTTGATATTAAACAACCTTGGAATCAAGTTATTGGATCAAAAATAAATATGAATCAAGTAGAAAATACTAATTCAGAAGATTTATTTGTATTGCTTGGTGATATTATTAATACAGAAATATCTAAAATAAAATGCGGTGATTTACCTTGTAAAAGATTAGTTCTTCAATTAAAAGGTGATAAAGGATTTATAACATTTGGATTTTATAGTATATCTAAAGGTAGTACATCAATTAAAACAATATATACTAATCCTATATTAGACCCAGATGTAGTTGAATTTGGTGGAAATATAGAGAAAGATGATATATATAAAGTATCTACATCTATTTATGATACAAGAACTGCACAATCAGAATCTGAAGCTGAATCAGAAAAGATTAGAATAGTAATTAAATCTGATGATGATTTAAAATCAAATAAAAAAGTAGAATCAGAAGCAGAGTCAGAAGCTGAGTCAGAAACAGAAACAGAATCTGAAGGGGAAACTGACAAAAAGAAATCTGTTGTAAAATCCGTTGTAAAATCCGCTGTAAAATCCGCTGTAAAATCTACTGTAAAGGCTGTTAAAAAATCAGATGTAGTAGAAGAATCAATAGCAGCTGAAAGTGAATCAATTCTACCTGAAAGTGAAGCAATTCTACCTGAAAGTGAAGCAATTCTACCTGAAAGTGAAGCAATTATATCTGAAAGTGAATCTGTATCGGAAAATGAAAAACCGACAAATAAAATAGGTCAAGCTAAAAACAAATCTGTACAAAGAGAACAAGTTAAGTCTCAAGATTTACAAACAGCGCGTAAACAACAATCGTCTCAACAAGACCAAGATCAAGACCAAGTTAAAGAAAAAGATGATGAAAGTGATAAAGTAAGTAAAAAGAAATCAAAGAAATCAAAGAAATCAAAGAAATCAAAGAAATCAAAGAAATCAAATAAATCAAAGAAAAAGTCTTCAAAAAAGAAATCTAAGAAAAAGTCTAATAAAAAATCCAAGAAATCTAAAAAGTCTAAGAAAAAGTCTAAAAAAAAGGTAGATGATGAAGAATTTACAAATGTTGAACATTTTTATGCAGTTAGTTCTGAACAGAATAATATAGTTCAAAGAAATATGTTAAATGCTTCTGGTTTAAAAACTCCTATAGTAGAAGAAGGTAAAGCTAGTAATATAGCCAGAGTTCAAGTTGATACAAATATGTTAAGTGCTCCTCGTGTAAAAACAGTTGCAAGAGTTCAAGTTGATACTAATAAATTAAGTGCTCCTCGTGTAAAAACAGAAACAAAAGTTAATAATGTTGCAAGAGTTCAAGTTGATACTAAAAAATTAAGTGCTCCTCGTCTAAAAACAAAGGGTAAAGTTAATAATGTTGCAAGAGTTCAAGTTGACACTAAAAAATTAAGTAGTCCTCGTAATAAAGTACCTTCTGATAAAAAATCATCTGATTTAAATAATTCTAATGTATATTTACGTCGTTTACTAAATTCAAAAGATTCTTTTGATAATCACAATGAAAGTTTTTATGAAATGTTGGTAAACAAAGATAAATTTACAAATGTAAATAATTTAAATTATTTATTTCAAAGACAACAAGATAATGCTATTTTACAAGGACCTAGTTTATATTCTAGTCAAATTAGTACAGGAACATTTGTAAAAAGTAAAAATAATTCAAAAAAATTAGTAGAAAATTCTATTTATAAACCAAGTAATTATTTAAATAGAGTAACCGCATCTTCACCAACAAGAAATTTTAGTAGTAGTGTTTTAAAAATTCCAGTATTATCAAATAATTCAAAAGCTAATTCAAAAAAAGTAACACCTGAAAAAATTACATCAAAAAAAGTAACACCTAAAAAAATAACATCTAAAAAAATATCACCTAAAAAAAAATAATCTAAAAGAAAAATATCACCTAAAAAAAAA